TTGGGAAAGATTCCGAAGAAGGACTTGTACAACTTTTCGCGGTTCTGGATGACGTTCTCGCGGGCGATGAACACGTAGTCCACGTTGGCGCGGAGGTCGGGACTCAGGTCCATGCAGTACTGCATCGTCAGCATGAAAAATATCTTCCAGTGGCGTCCGTTCATGAAACACTGGCGGATGCACGAGTCCTTGAGGAACTTTCGGTCGTACATGCAATCGTCCATGAGGATGAATGCACCAATGTCCCGCGAAGTCAGCTCCGTCTTTCCCGGAGGAGGCTTGAGGTTCACCATCTTTCTCTGCCTGTCAATCACCCTATCAATGATGTCTCTGTCGTATTCACCGTAGATGAACAGATCCGGAATGAACTGCTGATACCAGTGATTTCCCTCTTCGGTCGCAGACATAACTACGCCTGCTGGGAGATGCTTTTTGTGATATAGGATATCCGTGACCAACGTGGATTTTCCGGTCCCTCGCTTTCCAATGAACACACAGACCTTGTCGTCACCCATTGAAGCGGGATTGAATTTTTTGAGCTGAACATTCATATCTACTAGTCTACACGCATTTTTTGAAATCTTTTTTTAACACATCATATTAGAATGCGGCTTGCCGTCACAGGATATCAGGATACCTTTTTGACGGGAGATCCACAAACAAGTTACTATCAAAAGGTTTTCATAGCTAGGGCTGGGTATACCTCTGAAAATCTACGTCTGGCATTTGACTCGGATATCAAATTCGGAAATCAAAATGACTGCACGATTGATAATGACACGTGCGATATCATCACCGGGTTCTTCTTGAATTTCACTTACACCAATACACAAAGGGTTCCGCAGGATGCCGGTCACGCCTTCGTGGAGCGTGCGGATCTGCTGGTGGGTGGTCAGACGATAGTGAGCTTGACGGGAGAATACATGGCATTAATCTCCGACCTCACAGACTCACAGCGCACGCGAAACAATACCGACGTGCTTCTGGCTCGAAATGTCAGTCCCACGAGTTACGGGGCGAGCCCGGCGGTAAATAATTTCTCGGTGGAGATTCCCTTCTTCGGCAAGGGTTACGGAAATTCATTTCCACTCCTGGCTCTCAACAGACATAGCATCAAAATTAGGGTGTTTTTTAGAACGCAGGAAGAACTTGGTAACGTCGCACTCCCCAACGTGGAGATGAATATCCAGGCTGCCTACTTATCCGACGAACATCGCAAATTCTTTCTGGGGAGACAGATAAATTACGCTATAAGACAAACTCAACTTGCGCGAGTGACGCTCAATGACAGAAATCAGATTCGGTTCATTACAGAGTTTGAAAATCCTACCAAGGAATTCTTATTGGTCGTGCAGAACGACTCTGGAACACAAGGTCTGTTTGATTACAGCTCTGGCGTAAGCACAAATTACTCGAGTTATTCTAATGATCAAGTGACCCGCTGGAAACTATTCCTGAACGGACAAGTCTATTTTGACATCGACCAAATGACAATGAGAGCCATAGAACCCTATCAATACTATGTCCAGACTCCAAGTTACAAGGTGAACGTTTTCAACGTTGGCAGTGACACGGGTCCATTTCCCTCTGGAACAGTCAATATGAGCCGCATTTCAAGTCAGATTTTTGAACTAACTCTGGTAAATAATAGCATATCGCGTAAAGCAAGACTCTACGCGGTAAACTTTAACATATTCAGGTGCCAAGGTGGTCTAGGCGGAACCCTATTCGTCTAATTGAGCTTAATCTCGCGACGCTTCTTGTCGGACGTCCGCATCTTGAAAAAGAGACGAAGCACTCCATCAATGTAAGTTGCCTTGTAACCCTCATCCGATACGTCCACGTAACTGGGAAGATCGAATGAGGAACTTCGGTTCTCTCCGTAAGCCACCGTCACCTCGTGGTCATCCGAAGAAAGTGTGATATGAATGTTATCCTTGCCCACCCCGGCAAGATGCATCTCAATCTCAAAGCCGTCATCGAGGGACTTGGTGGTCTTGTAAATAAATCTGTCCGCCAACTTACCGTGAAAATGTTTCTCGATGTTGGGGATCTCGTTCAGGACCTTGGACGTCGTGTCCAGAAGATCATAAAGATCGCCGTGCCGAAGGAAAGGTAAAAAAGCCATTGTACTTTACCTTGGCATCTTTTCTTTAATTATTTTCCATTCGGTCCAATCGGGTGATCTGGTGTCAGCCACGCAGACCTCTGCGATCAGACGGATCGGCGTGGGATAGACCGACAATATCCGTTCGTAAGGACTAAACGAATACATGTGAGACATGTGAGGTATGTGCTGAACCGGGTGATCCTCTATGGTGCACGTCCACCCAAGTGCATGAAGTGGGTCAAACTTGTACTGCTTTCCAATAATACCGTAGGGCTTGAAATCCACCACATCATAGAGACGACCGAGATTAACGGGATCAGGAATCTCTTCGTGATTTGTCGAGATCGTGATATGGGGAATGTGCCTAAACTTATACACCCTAGTCAAAAGTCTGTGGTTCAGTGGCACAAGCCATACAGAATATCCGTACATTACTATATATGGAGGATCTTTCTTTTAGCCAGAAGCTAGGTGTGGCACTCGCGGTTGCACCCACCGTCCTGATGTTTGGACCCATTCCCATCATTCTGGCTTCAGGGCGATTCTTCTTCAAAATTATTGATAAAACAATTGTGAAAAAGTAAGTTCTCTCTGTATCGGTTTCGAACCGATGACCTCAAGATTAACAGTCTTGCGCTACTACCACTGAGCTAACAGAGAGGTATTTAATATTCAATCTATTTCTTTAATTAATTAACAAGATACCGACGACCCAGATAGAACCCAACAGCCACGATCAGACCACTGGCAGCCAATCCGGCCATGCTGCGAGACCCATCCTTGGACATGAAGTTGGGGATGTAGACCGCCAGCTTCGCCTGGACGTCGGGGTAGAAAACCAGAGCAACCAGGATCGCCACGATCAGAGCCTCATACTGCTCCTTGGTGAGACCGAGGGGATACTTTTTGTCTTCGTAGACCGGAGACGGAGGTGCCGCGGCGGCAACCTGCACCTGAGGCGCCTGCTGTGCCTTCGGCTGAGCCATCAACATCTCATGGGGAGCCACGGATGACTGAGGAGGGATGATCATGTGCATGTCGGCACTTCCGGGACCTTGGGGACCATTCATGTTATCATCATAATCAAGTTCCGAAATCGGGGTGGAGAATGCCATACTACTCATCTGCATCGGTTTTTCTTGTTGTTGTGCGTCATTATTTTTTCGCTCAAAAGCAGACCTTTGTGCCTCGTATCCAGTATCTCTTTCGGTCGAACTTCCTGGCTTGGGGACTTCTGGAACTTGTGGATTGTAGGTGATGGCCGTCCCACCACCTCCACCTGAACTCAAATCATACATTTCCATTTCTAATACCACTTAACAATCATTTGAGAGCACGCTGACGCATCTTCTCAAGGGCACGCGTCTCGAACCGCTTCACCTGCCACTTTGATAAATTGAACATCGCGCAGACCTCAGCCAAACTCATCTGATCCAAATACAAATGCGTGATGATTTCCCTCTCCCCGTGATTCAGACAATCCATGAGGTAGTCAATGTCTTCTTCTTCTGCGTCCAAGTGACAAACCTCGGCAACCGGAAGGTAATCCATTGCGTTCAACGTCTTCTTCACGTACCTGGACATGTAAGATCTTATCCACGGGTAGGCGTAGGTCGACAGCTTGGTCCCCTTTGCCGGATCATACTTTACGATCGCCCTGTGCAGACCGAGCGTCCCCTCTTGAACGAGATCCTTTCTAGAAATACCAGTCCTTTGGTATCTGTAGGAAAGCTTGTGAACCAACCCGAGGTTCTGGTGAACAATGTCGGTCGTGGTCTTCATCTAATTAGTCACCGCCCCTTAGCCTTAACACGAGATGAATCGTGGATTCCTTCTGAATGTTGTAGTCCGATAACGTCCGTCCGTCCTCAAGCTGCTTTCCTGCGAAAATCAACCTCTGCTGATCCGGCGGGATACCTTCCTTGTCTTGAATCTTTGCCTTCACGTTATCGATAGAGTCTGAAGAATCGACCTCCAGCGTAATCGTCTTTCCCGTGAGAGTCTTCACGAAGATCTGCATCCTTAATATTAATCTCCAGAATTATAAATGATTGGCATCGTCGCTTTAACGACCTTCTTCGTATTCTTCCTTGAAGGGCTTGTGCATTACAACATTGGTAAGAATAAGTTGACCAAGTTGCAGTTTCCACAAGGCAAGGAGATAATCCAGTGGATCGGGACCCTGTTGTTCTTCAGTCTCCTGAATGGAGTCCTGGCGTCCAGTTTGAACTCCGCATGATCTTCCACAGAATGATGATCAAAATGGTTATCGTAATCATGTGGATTATCGCAGTGCAAGTTAAATAGTATGTCATATGTAATCGTAGTGGTTTCCACAGACGCGAGTGTATGTCTGGGTGACTGAAAAACATTTCTAGTGCTTGAGTAGTTAAATCCTGTTCCTCGTCCGAACCCATGGACAAGTTTCTTAAGACCAAACGAGATAATATCTTTGAAACATGTGACCCGGGAAAGATTTTTCTAGTCAAGAGCTGGACAACTGCACAAATATGCAAGACCATAGGCGCGTCAGCAGTCTATGTGGGCACCGACACCCTTAGATCCCAGAACGTCACCGAGAACTTCTTTGAATTCATCGGTTTCAGTAGGGCAGACATCGTCACCGATGATTCGTCCATGATCAAAAATGAACTTCCCGGCTGGAGATGGATTCAACAAAACAGAACAAAAATCAAATCACGAATCTTCATCCCGTGCGAAAACACCATCGACACCATAAACATTCAAGATAAGACTTTGGATCCAGAAGGCGGCAAGGAAATCGTGGAAACTATTCATCACAGAGATATTTTCAAGACGACCAAGGAGATCATGGAAGATGTTCTAACCAACAAAGGAAAGTTCCGGATGAATGACTATCTGGGAATGCACATGGACGAACCCGGAAATCGTATGGGCATCGTACAGGAAAATTACATTCATGCCAAGGGAATTACCATGAGTGAAATTTCATATATCGCGGAACACCTTGCCGAAGGCGACTACTGGGACACCATGATGTATTCACCTAATTACACCGAACAAATACACGAACAGTTTGTAATATCCGCCGTAATTAACCCATGCGCAATCATCAAAAACCGCATCCCACATGAAAAGATGTCACCGGCACGCGTGTGGACCAAGGACTTTAACATGCGACTAAAGAAATCACTAGAGAAACACTGGCTCGTATCAGATCCAGATACCATGCAGGTTTTACGCCTAAAACCAGAACTTATACCAGAATATTGCACTAATTCAAGTGGTATCCACTACATCAACCAGACATCCATGGGATCCAGGGTCAAAAATGATGTCCTCAAGGAGTTGAAACTTAAGTTAAAGGAGAGAGAACAAGACTTTTTATAACAAGCAACATGAGGCGCCCGTATGCCAGAGATGACGAGTCCGATGACGGAAGCGATATCGGGGTTGACGGCGAGAACTACAACATCGACATTATAGGAAATGATATCCACTTCACTGGTGAAATATCCGATGAATCCATACACGACCTTATTGTTCAGGTGAAGACATTGGAAAGGAAACTTCTTTCAGTCAGGGAATACAAACCAAAAATTACACTTTACATTAGGAGCGACGGAGGAGACTTCTTTGCCGGACTGAGCTGCATGGATCACCTCAGGAGACTCAAAGTCAAGTTGGTGACCGTCGCCGATGGGTTTTGTGCCAGCGCAGCCACCTTTGTTCTGATGGGTTCCAAGAATCGCAGGATTATGCCTCATGCCCACCTGCTGATCCACCAACTTTCCACAGGCGCCATGGGCAAGTATGAAGAACTCAAGGACGAAATCAAAAATTGTGATAAACTCATGGAGACCCTCCGCAAAATCTATACCCAGTATACACAAATCCCAGAAGACAAACTGAACAAGTTACTCAAGAAGGACATCTACTTTACTGCCGAAGATTGTGAACGCTGGGGGATTGCCAAAAATAATATGTGATAATTACAAATATGAAGCTGAACATGAAGATGCCCAAGCTGTCTCAGCAGGCTATGATCGTTGCCGTCGCCGCCGTACTCCCAGTTCTGGCCTCAGCCTACAAGCTGCGGATTATGGATGCCGCCGTCCTTGCTCTGTCAGGAGCGCTTGCCGTCTACAACGTCAACTGCCTCACCGCAGGCAGCTGCAACACCTGGGCAACCGTGGTGTCCATCTCTTTCTTCATCATGACCATCATGCAGCTCATGGCGCCGCGCGAGGGCATGGAGGGCGAGAAGGAGACCACCGTGGAGGTCGCGGATGAGGAAGTTGTCGTCGAGGCACCCGCCGAGACCAAGGAAGTTAAGGCTCCCGCCGCGCCCGAACCCACAGTCGCCAAGATGCCCGCCGAGACCAAGCCCAATGGTATGTCCAAGATCGCCGCCGCACCCATCGCGACCACCGAGACAAAGGCTGTCGTCGCGACCACTAATTCGGTTCCCGCAAATGATTCGGACTACGAGCTCGAACTGCTCAAGCAGGAATTTGATGGGATGTAAAGTTCACCGCAGCTTCATAGAGATCAATCCCGTGGTCAGAGACCGCACAGCAGGCTAACGACGACGCCTCGACCTGCTCGAGGTCAGGCTTGTAGCCGTAGGGACTGGTAACGAAACATCCCTTTACGTGTTTGAATCCCCAAGCACGCAAAGGAACCCGGGGGATGGGATCATTCA